AATTGATTAATAAAAATATCGTTGTAAAGTTAATAATAATAAATGTAATAAAAAATAATAAAAATAAATTAAAATAATATTTGTAATATTAATAATATTGTGTAAGTTCTTACAGTGCCCGAGGGGGGCACAATGACTATTAAATAAAATAAAAGGAATAAATAAAAATGGATAATATAGAAAATAAAATAAATGAATTGAACGATAAGCACGAATCACTAATAAAATTATCGAACGCAGTACATCAAAAAAACGAAATATTACAAAGTAAATTAAAAACATATGATAATAGTATTAGTCTTGTATTAAATAATAATGTTTTGGGGCATATGCTCAAGGACATGTTAAAAAATGAGGACGTTCAAACACGGATTAAGACATGGATTGCGGAGGACATAACCAATAGACAAGATGAACTAATGAAAGCCGTCCAGGAACTACGCACAGAAGGTGTAACGGATTTAGTCGAACGTGTTGACGAACTTGAAAACATGGATTATGTTTATGATAATGAAAGCAGTATTGAAGATGTGATTGACAATTGGATTTATCATAATTGTGATTATGTTGAAGAATCGGACGTTCAGGACATGATTAATAGTGCAGTTGATGAAGATGTAATTGATGAAGCAATACACGTGCAATTGGAAAGGGAACGAAGGCACACACACGAATATATAAAAAGCGTAATGTTAAAAAATACTTTAGCATATAAAGTTAAAAAGAAGCTCAAGGGGTTGCGGGTTGTTTGGTATAACTTCAAAAATAAAGTTAGATTCAAAAGGTTAAGAACTTTAATAAATCTATCTAAATTAAATGGTAAACAGTTAGAAGAGTTACAGACCAAACAAACAGAAATAAAGAAAGCACCAGCAAGCAAAGCCCCCGCAAGAAAAGCAAGTTAAGCTTCAATAGTCAACCAACCCCAAGAAAGCCCCGCAATATTAGCGGGGTTTTTCTTTACTCCAAGTTCATAAAAAAAATTTAACGCAATATATTCGATTGAAAAATCAACCTAATTGCAACCCCACCGAGGGCTAACGACAGGGTGTGTGTGTAAAAAAAAGACTGTCACACATTCTACTACTATTTTTCAACTTTTTTGGATTTTGTTTTTGGATTGCTATATATACACTTTTTCAGGTTCTTATATATATTTTTTTAATTACTCTTTTGGTGAATGTTGTTGAAAGGATAGAGAGATATTACCCCTGGCCTGTTTGAGACAGAACCAGGCTCTCACTATCCATTTCATTACTCTTTCGGAGCCATGCAGTCTTTGGATATGATTATAATGAATAAATTACAATCACGAGCAATCATCAGCTTCGGGTTATTCCCCTAGAGTCATCCGCAATTGCTTTCGAGTTGGATTGTGGCTTTGACTCACCCCTTATTGTGGCCACTTCATAAAACATATACGCAACAAGTTTCAAACCAAACCATATATGAGTGCCCTAATTTAGTATGATTTTTTTTATTGTGCAAATTGTTATTATATTATGATATGGATTTCAAAGAAGTCAAAGGTGTCAAGCATTTTTTATATGATTCAGTTGCTGAGTTTAGGGTACACCACCCTGATGAGCCGCTGATTCAGGACTGGCGTTCAGGCAAAACCAATGATTGGGTGTTGACGGACGATGATAACGTGGTACAAATCCTAAAAATGTATGATATCAAGATTCAGGGGTCCAAAAGAATTACACAATGCATCAGGTGCGTGCTTGGAACATATCGTATTGACAATATGAATGCCAAGTTATTGGGCAGTGAGGGTATTGCACAAAACATTTACACGTTTTCACGCACATATAAAGCATTCAATGAATATCGCAAGGCAGGTCTCAAGCCAAAAGAGTTTGTATTTGCCAGATATGTTGCTGAGGGTATGGAAATTACGCAGGCATACAAGAAAGTGTTCAAGAAATCAAAGAGTAGTGAGCATATTGCCAACTCAGCTAAACAATTAATGAAGAAAGATGAGGTTAAAAAGATGGTCAAAGAAGAAATAAAGAAAGTTTTGCAAGATGAAGGCATCACGCCTGACTGGATATTGTCCAGATATAAAGATATTGCAGAGCTGGCGGAAAAAGACGCAGACAAATTGCGGTCATTGGAGTCGCTATCAAAGATTGCAGGTCTGTTTAACACCGATACAAAGCAAGAACAGCTTACAGTATGGGCTGGTTTTAGTGAAGAACAGATGGAGGCACTCAAGAGTGGAGAAAAAACAGAGCTCATTGCACACAAAGAAGAGTAAAGTCATGCAAGAACAGGATTTGTGCCCTGTATGCGACTTTAATTTGTATTTTAACTCTAAATATACGCAAAGAATTGGTGTTTTGAACGGAACCAAGGACGTTATTGGCTGGATATGCCCAGAATGTGCCAGTGAGTTTGATAAAAACAATAATATTTTGTATATTTATGGCGAGGATTCAATACAAGGAGACGCATAAACATGCACATTAGGGGACATCTAACACCATTTTCGCAATCGCTTGCTAATCAAGGCATGCAACAGACAAATCAAAACATAAATCAAGCACCTTTGCAGAATTATACAAATTTTTTTGGTGGTAGCATGAATTTGGGTATGCAGCCCTATCAATCCTCAGGCAATATGATGCCTAATAATAATATTATGGACTACATGACAGACCCAGAGCCTACTCCAGATTATATTGAAGAACCAGATTTTAATCCAGCACCAATACCTGTCCCACCAGGGCCAGCACCTGTATTTCCAGATTTTAACAATCCAGTGTTTGGAAATTTTAGTGATATTATTCCTGGTAGCATGAATTTTCCAAGTCCAATTGTAAATAATCCTTTAGATTATAATCAAGATGGTAATATTGATGGACTTGATATAGTGGCTGGAATATCTCAAGGTGCTGATATTAGTGGAATATATGATATTATTGGTGTCGAGCCACAATTGCCTGACTTTAATCAACCTATATTTTCAGGATTAAACAATATAATTCCTGGAGAACTTAATTTAGGTTTGCAACCATACAATCCAGAAGTTGATTCTTTTATTGATGAAGATGAAGCATCACAAATGCAAGATACTGTTTCAGAACTTCTTGGAATAACTGGACCATCAGAATTTACAGGTGGTGGAGGTCAAGGCGGTCAGGCTGCAAGACGATTATATTTTCCTGGGACATCAGGTGGCTTTGCATCAGTTGGTACAGGCATTGGCGGAGGCGGAACAACATTAGATGATTTACTTAGGAGAATGAGATAATGCCAAGGTTTGGAAAAACATCAAAACGTAGATTAGCAACATGTCACGAAGACTTGCAAGAAATATTAAATGAAGTCATTAAATACTTTGATTGTTCAGTATTATGTGGACATCGAGGCGAAGCAGACCAAAACAAAGCATATGAGTCTGGACATTCAAAAGTTAAATGGCCAAATGGCCGCCATAACAAAAAACCATCTATTGCGGTAGATGTTGCACCTTACCCTATTGACTGGAAAGATAGAGAACGTATGACATACTTTGCAGGTATGGTTATGGGCATTGCCAAAGCAAAAGGCATTGGGCTTAGATGGGGTGGTGATTGGGACCAAGATACAGAAGTTAAGGATAATGGCTTTGATGACTTGCCGCATTTTGAACTTACAAATATTTAATGATTTCTGAAAATCAAAAAATTCCTAAGCTTGTCGATATGCTTATAGATGCGTCAGGAAAATATAATATGCGAGATATTGCAGGATATCGTTGGGGCCCAGATGCAATTAGAGATATGTATGGTATAATTCAACAAGAATATGGAAATCCTTTAGATTACATAAATGCTGATAATATATTAAAGTATGTAGCCTCTACTGGATTTAGATATGCAATGGGTGACGATTTTGAAAAAGAAAAAAAACGATACAAAAAATATTCATCTTTTTTACATGATGCTTATACTGGGGATATTGAATCAACTCCAGCAATACAAGACAGTTTGTTAAATATCTTAATGGAATATGAAAATGAATACGATTTTTTAAATCGTGAAGGACAAAGGGTCGCTAAAGATATTATAAGAAAAAACTTATATTCAATTCCAGAAATTAAAAAACTTTTTTCAGCATATGATGATGTTACAAGTAAATAAATAATGGCAAATCTAAATCTTAATGGTAACATATCTAAGAACGAAGAAGCTTTACATCTAGCTCATAAAAACTTAATAACATTCGGTAAACTTTTTTCACCACAAGATTTTCTTGCGTCTGCTACACCAGACTTTCATATTGATGTAGGAAAACTATTATTAGATAAAGATAAACAACAATTAGCATTGGTATTGCCACGTGACCATGCAAAATCTACATTAGCTGCATGTGCAGTGTTGCATCGGTTTTTATTTGCAAGCAAAGATAGGCCTGAGTTTATTGCGTGGGTTGGTGAAGCACAAGACCAGGCTAGAGATAATTTAAACTGGATTGCAAACCATATATATTCTAATCCTGCTATACATTACTACTTTGGTGATTTGCAGGGAGATAAGTGGACCAAAGATGAATTTACTTTGAGTAATGGCTGCAGGATGATTGGCAAGGGTACATCACAAAGATTACGTGGTAAAAAACAATTATCATCAAGATATACAGGTATAATACTTGATGACTTTGAATCAGAGTTAAATACCAAAACACCTGATTCACGTAGGCAAATTAAAGAATGGGTTACTGCAGCAGTATATCCAGCGATTGATTTTGATAAAAATGGTTTCTTGTGGTGCAATGGCACAATTGTACACTATGATGCATTCTTGAATGTGTTGGTAAGAAATAAACAAGAAGCAGAAAAAACAGGTGAAGAATATACTTGGGATGTGTATACACGTAAAGCTATCGAAGATGGTAAACCTATATGGCCTTCAAGATGGCCAATGAAAAAACTAGAAGAACGTAAACAGTTTTATATTGACTCAGGTACACCAGCAAAGTTTTATCAAGAGTATATGAACCAGGCCAAATCACCTGAAGACCAAATATTTAGTGAAGACGATATAAACGATGGACTGTACCAGGGTAATGCACGTTTTGATGAATCAGCAGACTCTTGGTATATACAGTTTGCAAATGGAGATAGAAAGTATGTTAATATTTACATTGGAGTGGACCCAGCTTCTACAATCACTAAGCGTAGCGATTATTCTGTTATTATGGTTCTTGGGGTTACATCTGATTATGATTATTACGTTATTGAATATTGGCGTAAAAGAGTTCTGCCCATGGAGTGTGCTGATGAAATATTTAAGATTGCGAAACAATACACGCCCATAAGACGTATTAATATTGAAACGATTGCATATCAAGAAATGTTACGTGATTACATAATGAAACGCAGTAAGTCTGAAGGATTGTTTTTGCCTGGTATAGAAAAAGGTATTAAGAACTATAACTCTAAAAAGAAAGATAGATTGTTTGAAGGTTTGCAGCCTATGTTCAAAGCTGGGGCTGTACATCTAAAAAAACAACACCATGAATTTATTGATGAGCTTATTGATTTTCCAAAAGGTTCTCATGACGATATTATTGATGCATTCTATCTTGCAACACAGTTTGCTAAAGGCAATCCGAAAGCAGGCACAGCTAAAAAAGAATTGCAACGTGATGGGTCTTGGATAAAGCCTAGAAAGATGTATGATTGGATGACAGGGAGACGAATATGACCCATTTGTTTATAAACATAAATTATTCTTATATTATATACTATGATTAAAGAAGATTATAGGGCCAAAGAGATTAGAGAACTTTATGACCGATGGTCAAATGCAAGAGAAGACTGGGATACAGCTGCTCGTGAAGATATAGATTTCTATCTTGGAAATCATTTTAGTGAGGCAGAAGCAGAAGAACTTGCATCCAGAAATCAATCAGCAGTACCTATGGATAGGTTATATTCTGCGATTGAGCAATTCAAAGCAATCATTACATCTAAGCCACCCAAGTTTACAGCGGTAGCTAGAGAAGATTCTGATTCTAAACTATCAAGTGTATGGAGAGTTATACTGGAATATATATGGGATAACTCTGATGGCAATGAACAGTTCAAGCAAGCAGTTCATGATTATGCAGTAACAGGTCTTGGTTACTTTTATGCATACATTGATAAGGAAGCGGATTATGGTAGAGGTGAAATTAAGTTTAAACATCTTAATCCATTCAAAGTATATGTAGACCCAAACTCTAGGCACATGTATTTTGATGATGCTTCAGGTATTATGGTATCTCATATAATGAGTAAAATGCAATTATTGGATGCATACCCACAACTTGCACAGCCTTACGAAGAAGACAGTGATAAGATGTTAATTGATTATATAGATACAGAGAGCGATGAAGATTACCCGAGCCATCAAAATAGACGTACCATGGATTCATTCACCCCTGATGTGGTTAAGGATTATGATTACAAAAACTCATCAGAAAAATATAGACTTATGGAGTACTATACTAAGACACGTGTACCGTATTATAGATTATTGGATAAACGTGTAAACCAAGAACGTATAGTTGCTCAAGAACAATTTGAACAATTACAGCAAGACAAAGATTTTATTAATGCAATAGACAAAGGCTTTATTGACTTTGTTGAAGTGCAGCAAACAAGAATTAGACAGGTACTTGTATTAGGACAGATTGTATTATCTGATTTAGTATTAGATACAGATATATATCCAGTTGTACCAGTACCAAACATATGGACCAACACTCCATATCCAATGAGTGATGTTAGAAAGAACAAAGATTTTCAAAGGTTCCTCAACAAAGTAGTATCTTTAATTACATCTCACGCACAAGCTAGCTCAGGATTAAAGCTTCTTATACCTCAGGGAAGTGTTCAAGATATTGAAGAACTAGAAAGAGATTGGGCAAACCCGAATGCCACCCTCGAATATGATGCTTCTTTTGGGGAACCACATTTTCCATCACCGCAACCATTATCGTCTTCAATTATGCAGTTGCCTGGATTGATTGAAAAGTATATTGATTTAAATATGGGTATTTTTGAAATGATGCAGGGTAACGCAGAAGTTGCACCTAGAACATCTTCAGCAACTATGATGATGGAGGATTTTGGACAAAGACGGTCTAAATCAAAATTAAGAGATATTGAAGGTTCTTTGAAACGTATTGGTAGAGTGGTATATAATTTATCTAAATCACATTACGATTTTCAAAAAACATTTAGAATTGCACAGCCTAACAATGACATAAATGAATACACAATAAACAAACGTATGTATGATGATAAAACAAAAGAACTAATGACTATTGAAAATGATGTATCGGTAGGACAGTTTGATATACGTGTTATTGGCAATTCTACCATGCCATCAAACAAATGGGCTGAGTGGGAAATATATATGCAAGCATATCAGTCAGGGCTTATTGATAAAGTTGAAGCTCTCAAGAAAACAGATATATTCGACAAGGAGGGTGTATTGTCAAGAGCAGACCAAATACAACAATTGCAACAAGCATTAGCTGGTGCACAGCAACAAATTAAGAAAGTATCAGGCGACTTACAAACTGCACATAGAGAATCAATACAGGCACGTAAGCGTACTGAAGTAGAAAAATTCAAAGCAGAGCTAAGTAAAGATTCTTCAGCTAGAAAAGCTGAAGATAAGCTCTCCATTGGTAGACTAAAAGATGCGGTCAAACTCGAGTCAGAGAAATTACGAATAGGTAGTCAAGCTCAATTACGACAAGAGAAATCGCAAAAGGAGAATAAGTAATGACAGACGCATATGAAAACGAGAATCTTCCACAGGAAGGTCAACCCGTTGATAATGTAGGGCAAGATGAAGGGCAAGCAACTGGTGAGAGTTCTAATGCTAACTGGGAAGAACAAGCTAAATACTTCCAGTCAGAAAAGGATAAACTCGCAAGTGAAAATCAAAATCTTAAAAAATATGAAGCAATTGGGAATCTGTTACAACAACGACCAGATATTGCAAATACAATTACTGCAATGGTTCAAGGTGGTTCAGGTCAACCCGTAGGACCGCAACGTATTGAATTAGAGAAAGATGAGTTTGACCCATGGGAAGCCTATAATGACCCGAAATCTAAATCGTATAAGTTCAGACAGCAAGAACTGCAGGATAGCATTAGTGCCGCAGTACAAGAAAGGATGGCAGGAGTTGTGAAGCAACAAGGAGTACAACAGTTGAAAGCTAATTTAGCACAACAAGGTTTGACTCCACAAGAAGTTGATTCATTCATGAACTTTGCTGCTAAGAATCCTGGGGAGTATGGCGTTGAAGGTGCAATCAAAATGTGGCGTGCTGTGATGAACGATGGCCAAGGAACAGTGAATCCAAATCCTAATCCACTTGACAATGTGAGACAAACACAGGCTACACCAACACCTGGAGGAATACTTCAAGGTCAGCAGCCTCAAGTCAAATCAGAGAAAGATGGAATATGGGATGCAATTGCTGCTTCTGGGAGCCGAAAGAATGTATTATAAATAAAATAACTAAGGAGAAAAACAATGCCTAATTATAATCAAGGGCCTGTAAATGCAATAAGTGGAATAACTCCTGGGAAGAATGTCGTTGATGGCGTAAATATGACCACCAGACGACTGTACGATTTCAGCGACAGGGTCGCAGAACTGTCACCAGAAGAATCTCCATTTTTTGTATACTTATCGCAGGTCGCAAAGGTCCCAACATCTGATTCGCAATTCAGATATTTGGAAGATAGAACACAAATTGCGATGACTGACAGAAGCTTTCAAATGGCAGGAAGTGCAACAATAGCTGCTCCAGGAGGGCTTACAACAATAACTGTTGATACAGGAAAGGGCTCTGCAGCACCTGTATCAGGTGGTTCTGTTGACTACTTAATCAAAGGAATGGTTTTAAATATAAGACATAACAGCTCAAATGACATAGAAGATAATGCAGATGAACTTGCACAGGCAACTGTACGAGTTGAATCTGTTTCTCATGGTTCATCGAGTTCAACAATATCAGTAAAAACTATACAGGCTTCAACTGGAGATTCATCAACAACTGCTGCTGATGATGATGCTTTAGTTACTGTAATAGGTACTGGATTTGGTGAAGGTACAGGAGCACCAGACGTATTTTCTCAAAAGCTTGATGATGGATTTGGATATACTCAAATCTTTAAAACAGCTTGTGAAATGAGCAATACTGCTCTTGCTACAATTTATCGTGGATATGCTGATGAATGGGCAAGAATCTGGAACTTAAAACTAAGAGAGCACAAGATTGATATCGAAAGAGCAATGCTTTTTGGTATGAAAGGTTCTCAAGGTGGTGTTCAGTATACTGATGGTATTGCAGGTAGCATTGTAAAAAATGCTGCAGTAGCAGTAGGTGGAAGTCAAGTTACAGAAGGTGATGCGGCTTTATCTTACTCAGAAAAAAAATCATTCATTAAATCATTCACAGCAGCTCAAATGACATATGATGCTTTGCTTGGTGACTTTGAAGTGATTTTTGACCCTGCAAGAGGTGGAGCAAGTTCTAAACTAGCTTTAGCTTCATTACCTGTAATGTCACATTTCAATAAACTAGGAAGCAATAGCTTTATTGATGGTAGTTTAGCTGGAGAGTCTAGGTATAACTTTGACAAAGCTGAAGGTGCATTTGGTCATAAAGTCTTAAAAATTGACACAATTCATGGTGACATGACATTGGTTAAAGAACCATTATTCAGAGCAAATTATTCTGGATACATGTGTTTAGTTGACTTAGACCACGTAGCTTACAGACCACTAGTTGGAAATGGTTACAACCGAGACACATCAATTACAACAAATGTGCAGCAAGCGGATGAAGATTTAAGAAAAGACCTAATCTTAACTGAGGCTGGTCTTGAAGTATCTCTTCCTGAAACTCACGCACTATTACACTTGGAGGGCGTATAATATGAGAAGTGATA